TGTTCTTTTTTCTGTCTTGTTACATTAAGAAAACAATCGTCAAGTTCATCTATCAAACCATCAAATTCAGCTTGATCTGATATAGCTAATGATCTTTGAAAATTAACAATAGATGCTCTAATTAGTTTTAAGTCTCTACCTGAGACATCAAGTATATATCTCATAATCTTTCAAGTTGACACTCACTTGCATAGAATGTGTTTCCATTTTGAATCATCACTTCATAAACACTTGTATCATTGAACTTTTTTAGGCTCATAACAGGAGCATAAGGTTTTGTTATTGCATTTGCTGAAAACAAATGTGTTGGTATAAATTTTTTTTTAATCATTTCTTTAATTCATCCATAAGTTCTGTTATTTGTTCTTTTGTATATCCAAACACATCCATTAATTTGTTATATGAAAAGTATCTGACTTTTCCATTTTTTGAGAATAAACCAGTTACTAATTCACTTTCATAACTTGGTGTAACCCATTTAGGTTTAATCTTTAATCTTTTGCACCATTCATCATTCTCATTAGGAACAAAAAATTCATAAACTGTTTCAGAATCAGGGTCGTAAAAAATTTGACCTTTGTATGGATTGGCTGGAAATTGTGGCATTGATTGTTCCTATTTAAAAGTTGTTTGTAGTTGTCCTAATTTAAATAATTTTTCAGAATATTTATCCCAATTTGCTTTATTCTGTGTGGGTAATATGTGATCTGCATAAAGAAAAACCTGATCTCTATTATCATTATTATCCCAACTTAAAAATATTCTAGTTTTTTTTGTTAATTTTTTTATTCTTACATAAGGAGGCATATCTTCATACCAAACGTGTTTTTTACCTTCATTACCTATTTTTGGAAAAATAGTATAATCATCTCTATTTCCATAAATTGAGAAAGATAGCGGTTGATATTTTCTATTTAAAATTACATAACCACCAATTTTATCCTTTGCTCTCATTAAGCAATAAGGATACAAGTCTCTTCTGAAAAAACTTGTTAATTTATCAAATGACATAAAATACCTCTTAATTTTATTGATGATGGGAAAGTGCAAGTGCATCTTCTCTGCTTATACATTTGAAGGCTTTTACCTCCAAAAGGGAAAAATAAATTTCTTCTTGTATTTCAGCATCATTATCTAATAATGCACCAACTCCTTGACTAGGAGAAGGATTTTCAAAACTTGCTTCATCTCCATATTGAGGATATTGAGTAGCAAAATTTGCAGGTGGTGTCCATTCAAAGTCTGGATATAAATACGATAATTGAATATAGGTATTATATTTATTACCTGGTGTACCAAATTCTGTTTCTTTAAAAGTTAAACTGGTATCAACGTGATTCAATTCATAAGCATCAATCCAAACACTAAATGGCTTTACTTTAAACCATTGATTAAGTGCATAAATGCCAACGATAGTTCTTGTATCTATTGCTAAAGACATTAAAATAACTCCTGTTTTGATTCAAATTTTGTCCATGCTTCCTGCCATGCAGCTTCGCATCTTTCAGTAGGTTGG